AAGGAAAATTATATCCTTAAGTATGCCGTTGGTCAACCAATGGGAGCTTTGTCTTCCTGAGGTATGCTAGCCCTGACACATCATACGATTGTACAGGTAGCTGCTCTAAGAGCTGGAATTACTGGATTATTCCAGGATTACGCATTATTAGGAGATGATATCTGTATAGGTAACCCAATGGTTGCCCAACAGTATCTCTTGCTAATGCGTGATCTAGGTGTGGATATCAATCTAAGTAAATCACTTATTTCTGAAAATTCTGTTTCTGAATTTGCAAAAAGGTGATTTATAGGAGATATGGATATATCTCCTGCATCTCCTGCACTAATTACTCGTTTTTTAACAAACGTTAATTATCTGCCGGTTTTGATGTTAGATTTGATTGAAAGAGGGGTACATACTGTCCTTTTTGACCCTTCAACTAAGTTGAAGACAATCCCTGAGAAGTCAGGAGGTAAAAAGTTCGTTTTATCTAATAAGATAAAATTCGCTTTATTACCTTACTGTTCCTCGGAGGTGACATGACTATTACCATGAATGGAAAATAGTTCTTTATCACCAAAGGATCTGTATATGCTCTTTGAGTTAACAGATAGAACTTTTAATTCTATCGCATTAACGCAAAATATGCATAACAAGTCGCAAGATGAATCGAATTGAAATAAATCAACCGATGTCTTGTTGAAGTATGGCGAAAAACATCTAGGGTTATTACCTTCTGATGCGTCATACTATGACAATTTATGTATTGCCAAGATGAACTCATCAACCAGGTCAGCTTTGAACCGAAATTTCCGTGAAAAGGGAATTTCTTTATCAACGATGACTTGGGATCTATACCTGGAGTATCTGAGGGAATCCCTTACTATGTTAAATAGTAATGGTCCTTCGATTCCGGACATAGAGGCGACAACCGATAGAGATGCTAATTTAGCAGAATCTAAAAAGGTTTTCGACTTTATGTCTAAACTGCACGAGAACATGTGTTCTTGAGCTCCAAAGATTTTAACATCAATGGATCTAGTCGCTGATAAGAAACCAACACCAAGTAAACCAAAGAAGGCTACAACGAAAGTTGTAACCGAAATTGGAGTTACTGAGGATGGAATTCCTAAAGTGACTCGCAGGTCTATTGTTAATTAGACCGGCTCTGAACACGAACGTTCAGGGAAGTTTAGAAGTACGCCCTTTTAAGCTTTCAGCTTTCATTAGCTGAGTCTAAACACTTTCTTACAAGAATAACGGTGAGGCCTAGGCCTCCTCATCATGTCTT